ATGTGTCACTATCCTATAAAATCGAGAGGTGGCAACTCGTATTCGAGAGACATTCTTTGTTTTATGTCTGCCAATTCTCTTTCAGCATCTTCGTAATATTGTCTACCATTTAACTCAATTCCACCTGGTAATCGAGTTCCACTAAATTTCATCATATTTAATCCCCACTGCCTTTTAATTAGAAGTGTTAAATATCTCTTTAAGAAACTATCATTAAAAACTTTTGTAAAATCTGCAGGATCTAATGCTCTCTGACAATCAATTACAAGAAAAGTATCCTTTGTTTGGGCTTTCCAGTCAATATCCAAATATAACCTATTCTGTCTTTTATTAAATCTTATCTGCTTATCTGTTGTTAATAGGAAATCTATATCTTCCAAATACCTTTTTGTCATTGTGTATTGAAGTAATTCAACAGAATTAAAGTAATAAAGATCATTTAAAAATAATTGGTACTTAATACTGAACATTCCACCTGATATTGAACTTGTATCAAATTTGAATATTCTTTCAATTCCTACAACAGAATCTGGAACTTGAATAAAATTAGAGTTTTCGTAAAAATTAGATGTAACTGTTCCTAATCCACTGACGTTCGTAGATGTCCCTGTTGTCGTGACTATTCCAACACCGTCTGTTCCACTTCCACTTGCTCTAGCAATATCACTTTCAGTTATCTGATATTTCAAATACATTCTTTCAACACCATCAAAGTGTCTCTCGTTAAAATACTGAATAGCATCATCGACTAAATCATCGATTTGATCATCATCTACATTTATTTCTAGAACAGGTGCACCTAGTTGTCTTAAACAGTAGTCAACTAGTTCCTGTCTAGTGGTTGGTTTTGCCATTAATACGAAC